CCAGTAGCAGTTTCAGCGGTCACATTCTTCGCGCCATCAATAAATCCTTGAGCATTGGTCATGAAACTGCTCAGATCGGTGCCGAGCTGCGGCAAGTCCATGCCTTCCACGATTCCGCCGCCAATTCCGCCAACGAACTTACCGAGCGCTCTACCGATCTGTCCAAGAACATTACCGCCACCTTCAAGGAAATTCGTCATTCCCGCCCATTCATTTTGAAGCCAGCCAAGCGCGGCTATGATTCCGCCGATGCCAACAATCAGGATTGCGAAGGAACCCAGTCCGCTAAGTGCACCCATAATGGGAATGGTGCTGATGATTTTCATTGCTGCCGAAAGCGAAAGCATGGTCACTGCGAGAGAAGCGGCAAAAGCCGTCATATCCCCAGTATCCATACCCTCAACCTGCTTAAACATTTCTACAAACAACAACATCATACCGCCGGCGGACAGAAGCATAGTAACGGCACTGCCGAACTTCATACCCTTGGTAGTTTTAATGAGCACAGCAAACGCAGCCATGATACCGCCCATGCCGAGAATACCCTTCGCAATGGTTTTGGTGTTCAGGCTGCCTATTTTTCTTACGGCTCGAACCAAAAGATTCAGTGCCAGAGCCATAGAAATCATACCGGTAATCTTTCCGGTATTGGTTTTTCTCATGAACAAGCTCAGTTCAAGCATAACGAGTCCAAGTCCGGCAATACCCTTCATGGCAGAACCAAGGTTCATATCACCAAGACTCTTCACTGCCAGAACAAGCAGGTTTACCGCAACCGCAAGTCCGAGGAAAGACTGTTTGCCGGTCATTCCTTTTCCCGCAATGCGCATAAACAGAGCAAGTTCAGTAAGAATAATTCCTACGCCGACGATACCCTTTAGTGCCGTGCCGATATCCATTCTTCCAAGTAGGAAAACGGGAATTGTCAGCAAGGCCACAGCTCCAGCCGCCTTAATAAGTGCATCGCCGTTTGCGTCAATCTTCTTGAAAATGGCGGTAATCGTCAGCAGCTCCATGGAAAGCAGCGTAAGAAGACCTATGCCTTTAGTCGCTTTTCCAACTTCCATATTGGCAAGAATCACAACGGACCCAACCAGAATACCGATAGCTCCAGCGATCTTTAAGAGGGAGGTGGCAAAAGAATCTTTATTCTTAATAACTTTCGTCAGAGTAAGACCGTTTTCACCAACGTCCTTCAGCATCTTACCAACGCCCTTCAAGCCAACGCCAAGGGACGAAAGACCCTGACCAAGCTTTCCGATTCCACTAATCGCAGAAATCAGCTTCGCACCAGTAAATGCGCCGAGAAGCATCTTGATGATGCCGCCCCAATTTACGCCTTTAAGCTTATCAAACCAGTTGGGAATTGTAACATTGATGAATTCGCCAAAGAAGGTTTTAATGCTTTTCCAGCTCGTAAACAGCGCATTCTTGATCGCTTCACCGAAAGTAACGCTGTTGCCCTCAAGCTCTCCATTGCCTCCGAACAGATTTTGCACCCCGGTCTTCAGGCTCACCCACAACTCATTAAGCCTGTTCAGCGCAGGAGAAACAGCATTGCTGATCTTCGCCGCCACGTTTTCGAAAAACGCAAACACCCGATCCAGCCAAGGCCACTTGAGGACGAGTTTCATTTTGAGGTTTGCAAAGAATTCCGGAATAGTTTTCGTGAAAAAAGTATGTACAGCGGTCTTGGTGCTGTTCCACGCATTTTCAAGAGCAGGCTTGATACCATCGAACCATTCGCCGATCTTTTCTCCAAACGCAGTAAAACGAATCTTTACCTTATCCCAGAAAGAACCATCTCCATCATCCCCAAAGAAGGCTTGAATCGCCTCTCCGAGCTTTCCTCCGAAAGTAGTAATTCCGGAAATAATTGTGGTAAAGAAATTCGTTACATTGTCCCATACGGATTTTATGGTTTCAGATTTCTGCACCCATTTAACAATGGATCTCCCAAATTCTTTGATACGATCAATTCCCTTCGGAATGAGAGCGATCGTATCATTGAGCCATTGTCCAACAGTTGTGAAAATGCCAGATTCATTGATTCTGGTCCACAATGTGGTAAAATGCGAACCTACCGCAGCCAGCGCATCCGTTACTCCGGTACGAACTGCTGTGGCAGCCTCTCCCAGCCCGTTAAGAATCCCCTGAAACAAGGTTGATTCTTCAATTGACTTGCGAAGATTCACAACCCAGTCTCCGACGCCCGCCGCAAAGTCAAGAAAACTTACGGCCACACCGTCAGACATGCCAATGAGCTTCTTAAAACCGGTCCACGCCCATCCGGCCGCATCACGAACGATATCGAGTCCGGCAGCTACGCCTCTGAATACTCTGCCAACCTTGCCCATCAATTCGCTGTTCTCGGTTGCGGCTTTAATTCTGGTGGTAAAGTCGTTTAGTTTCTGTGTAAGATCGAAAAGCTGTTGTCCGGTTGTTGGCGGGAAGAACTCAGTAAACGCGTTCTTTACTGTCCCAGCAATATTCTCAACAGTGTGAATGATGTTCCACAAACTGTTAATCAATTCATTTCTACCGCCAAGCGCCTTCCAATCGGCCATCATGGCGTTTCTTGAATCAGCCGATGCGCCAATAATCCCGCCGAAGTAATCGCTCAGACTTGTCAGAAATTCTTTTGCTTCTTCGAAATCGCCGATAATATACTCCCATGTCTGAGTCCAACCGCTCTGAACCGATTCTTTCATCGTGTCAAATAGCTGGGTAACCGTCTTCACCTTGGTAGCGGCGTCGGTCGCTGTTTCAGCAAGAGAAATGATCTCTTCAATTTCATCGCTTCCATAACCCTCTGCCGACAAAGCGCTTCGCATTAGATTCTTGGCAGCTTCAATATCGGCAGCGCCGTTGGCGAGGAACAATCCATTGTCTTTTGCAATCTGCTCAAAGTCCATCGAGATCTGGCTGAGTGTAGCCGTAAGCACATCACTTGTAAGCCAGCCAGATTGCAGACTATCGCGGAAAGAAATATTTCCGGCTTGTAGCTCGGCGAATGTCTCCTGAGCTTCTTCACCAACGATCTTCATATTCGAAGCGGTTCGCATAAGTGCTTTCTGGAAGAGTTCACCGCCCATACCGGCATTGACTACACTGTTCCAGTCCATCAACCGGACTGTACCTGTCGAAATGGCCTGAGAGAGCTGATACATCGCCGTGCTGGCCTGTTGACTGGTCGAGCCGGACACAGCAGCCAGATTGGCAATACCCTTGATACTGCTTACTGATGTGTCCAAATCAACGCCGGCAGCAGTAAATGTACCGATATTTCGGGTCATTTCGGTAAAATTGTAAATGGTTTTATCAGCATACCGGTTCAACTCATCCAATTTGCCATTGACAATGTCAAGTCGCTGCTGCTGACCATATCCCAACTTGTCCATCGCATCCGATGTATTGGCAAGTATGGTCTGAATGGCACCGATCTGAGTTTCATATTCTGAAAAACCGGTTTTAATGGGGTCTATTGTAAGCGCTGAAAGCATTCTCTTTCCGCAATTATAAGCACTGTTAGCGATGTTCTGCAAAGCGGTCATACCGATGATTCCCATTGCAGAGAATCGGTTGCTCAGTGCTGCGACGCTGTCGCTTACTCCGGAAAGATTGATGGAACGTCCGGCCTTTTCAAGGCTCGAAAGTCCCTTTACAGACTTTTCAAGATCGAGATTTTGCTTTAATTTCTCAAGCGAACGAACGCTTGTCTGAATGCCCTTCTCAAACTGCTTGTTATCGAATTGCATTTCGACTATTCTTCTGTCGATTTCGGAACTCATGACGTTACCTCCTTCCATGCTTCATTTGCAATCGCACTAAAAATAGGACGGATTGCAGGATTGACATAGTCGATCCCCTGCACATATCCGCCAGTTCCGGTGCCATGTCCATACTGAAGAATCAGTGCGATATTAACTCCATCGTTGATGTTGTCATTTGTCCAAAAAATAGAATAACCGCGTCTTGTAGGGACGATTTCGAATCCCCATGAAGACGCGGTTTTTCCGCTTTCGGTAGGCGTCATCGAAGCGAGAGCCTCTACTCCGGCCTGTCCGTATTTCTCCAGAATACGGAGATGTCTTGTATTCCTGGCTCGTTTGAACAAACGCTCCGTATTGTTGAAGTTTCCAGAATGTTTGAACCGTATCAAGGCTCACACCTCCCTGACGGGATCATCCATGGGTACCGAGACGTTTCTTGCGTTCGGCATTCAATGCACGGTTCTGATTGTAGATATCTTTCTTGCTCATCTTTTTCTGAGGAGTATTTCGAATGTTGCATACCCTGATGAGCATCAGAAGTCGATTCAAGTGCCATTCTTCACAACTGAACGGAATGTCCAGCGCCGTCATCATGTAATAGATTTCTTCACCTGTAACAACGCCTCTGGTGTTTCTTCTTCCGGGCATTTCCCGAATCGTTGTTGCAGTCATCGGCTCTTCGATATATGCATTGATCTTTTCGAATAGATCCCGATTCAAACACTTGTATACGAGTGGATCAACATCTCTGTTAATCGTCATGCATCGAACGTAGTCTATACATTCTTCAAGTGTCTTATCGGTACTTCCAAGAAACGCTTTATGCCATTTTGATTCCCACTCAATCAAAGAGCGGAGCGAATGCTCCAGCACTATAGTCGTTGGTTTCGTTTGAATGAATTCTCCGGTTCTTTCATCAAAGAACTCACAACCCGGCACAGTAATGGATAACATTCGCTCCCTCCTTCCAATTCATGTATTTATAGTTCCGATATCGTTATACGACAGGAGCCAGAACGGGCGCAGCTGCATCAGCCACAGCAACATTGTCCACCTTAGGCAGCACTTCATTGAAGAAAGCTGCTGCCTTGTCCGGATCGGACAGCAGTTCCATAAACAGCTGAGAATATGCTTCCGTCTGCTTGAATTCCTTGAGCCACTTGGGATCCTTATCGAAGCACTTGCCGTCAAGGCTCTTGCGGCCATAGCTGCGGTCAATCAGATCCTTGAAAGTATCAACGATAGCGCGGCCATCCTGTTCCTGAACAAGACGCTCGATCATTCGGGAAATGCCGCCAGGGGTGCCAAGCTGCATCTCGGCCACTTCTGCCTGCGACAGGTTGAAATAGTGGTCCTCAGTACGGGAATTGCCATCGTAATCGATATAGGTGATAGTCTTCTTAATCATAGTCATTTCTCCTTTCGGCATTCTGTTACCGTTGAATGTTAGTGTTTACATCTGGGACGCCCCCGCCTGCGCCCGTTTTCCCTCCGGTATTCAAACCGAATCTCTATCCGAAAATATCAGTTCGACTTACGCGCCGATAAGGGTCAGCACTTCAGAAGGCAGGGGCAGGCGGGCTTCAGTCTCGCCAGAGCCGTACAGAATGTTCTCAAGGGCGGTAAGCTTGGATGCGTCAACCTTGGTAGAATCGACTACCAGAGTAGAGACGGGCTTATAGCCAGCCACAGCCACAGGGGTAGAGTTCAGTTCCCAGCTGAAAGAAGTAGCGTCCGGAGAATCGTTGATGGGATTGTAAGAACGCTCGGACGGGGAAGCGGTCAGACCATAAACCAGATGAATCTTATAACCCTTATCCGCATTGTCATGCTGATCATCACCGATCAGAGTGCGGTAAGAAAGACCAAAGGGCTTACGAGTCTGCTGACCGAAATACACACCGGCGGCAGCGGCAACATTGCCATCGCATTCATTGAACTCCTCGGGATAGGTATACGCACCCATGCTCGCACCATAGGTCTCGGCAGCGCGCAGAGAAGCGTACTTGATGTTGTCGGCGAACAGATCGGTGGCGTCTGCGCCGGAAGGCTTCTCGGTCATTTCAGTCAGGCCGTTGAAAGCAACGCCATGACCATAGGGATCAGCATCCTTGGCGGTATAGAGTACGCCGCGGTCAAGACCGGTTTCATACAGTCGTTCGCCGGTAGCATCCCACTGAATCTTGAACATAGTTGTTTCCTCCTTTTAGTAGAAAATGGTAAATACCCAGTGATGAAGATTGTCAGCCGTATAGGGACGATCAAAAGAGCATCTCGGAAAATGCAGAATTTCATCCGGTATTTTACTGTCCGGATTTCTGTCAATCACCGTAATGGTATACTTGCGCTGATGAAGGTAGGGCACATTATCCGCAAACTTCGTATCTATATCGGATAAAGTGTAGATAATGCATGGATAAGAAAGTTTGTAACCGGGAAGCGGCTGAAAATATACTCGGTTTTCGGCAAGCTCATATGTCATACCGCTGTCAACCAGCGCATTTTTCAGTAGTCTGCTGAGACCGGCTCTGTCACCCATTGTAAACACCCCCGATCGTGAGTATCAGTCTCGGGAGTTGCGCTTCAACATGGGTAACTTTCCACTTTACCCCCATCCATTTCACGTAGCGCATAGCATGAAAGTGTGTGGAAGCATATGGATCGGCTACGATACTTATCTGATTGTTCAACGATACGTCATCATGCAAATGCTCGCCGTTTTCCAATTTTCGAATATTGCGCAGCACATCGCCATATGCTTTTTTCTCCACATACACTTCTTCATGCACATCCAGCGAAGTTTCCTGCATTTCCGCATATCCGATCATTCCACAAAACTTCGCCATTTTGAATTTACCTCACGCCGGATCAGGCAGAAGCAGCATCGGTAACGTCTTCTTCCAGAACGATGGCGGACTTAACGCGGGTCAGAGCGCCGGAGACACGGGTCTCAATCAGATACTGCTCCTGGTTGAAGTCAATGTTGAAATCGCTGAAGGTGGTCACCTCGCCGCCCTTGGTGGCACCCAGCTGATAGTCGGCCAGGTTGACAAAGATGCCCAGCAGCTTCTTCGTCTTGCCGGAAACGGTGCGGGTCTTGTTGGCGAACTGCTCAACTGTCACAATCTCCTGCACGTTCAGTGCGGCCTTCAGATCATTGATATCCTTGTACAGGCGGTGACCGTTGCGGTCGCGTGCCAGCAGCATGATGTTCACCAGATGCGGATCACACCAGAAGTCCATGGAACCGCTGCCGCGATACTGCTCGCGGGCATACAGCGCAGACTCAACAATCGCTTCGGCCTGAATGAAGTTATCACCGAAATAAGTGGCGGTGTCGGTACCCTGAAGCTGCGTCTTCATGGCTTCCTTGTCCACATCGGAGTAGATAACGTACAGAGCGTCATCGCCCCAGATCGGACGGATCTTGTCATTGGCAATCTTCTGGGGATCGCCGTCTTCGCGACGGTCGCCGATCATGATGGCGGTGGCCAGCTCCTCATTCAGAGTATTGCGCATGATTTTCTGAATGTAGGCGACAACATCGAAATCAGTGATGTCAATCTTGTCGTCGCGATTCATGAAGTCCTTCACATATACGGTCTGAGGATCGGTAGTACGGCTCACCAGCTTGATGTTACCGATGTTCTGCTTCTGAGTACCCTTCTTGTAACCATAGGCACGCAGCTCGGCTTCCAGCTGACTGTTACGGGCATCGGCCTGACGGGTACGAATGCGGCTGATGGGGCTCTTATGAACCTTGGCCATCACCTTGCCGACCCAGCCCAGATCATCAGTCAGCAGCTCAGGGGCACCAGGCTTAACATCCTTATACTCCGGGAACAGCTCAGTGATGGAATCAGGTTCAAAGCCATGCTTTAGCATGTCATTATCATTCATATAGGTTTCGATAGCGGCCTTCAGATTACCGCAGTTGCTGCTCTTGGCCAGCTGGAGAATCTTCTCCTGATCGGAATGGGTCAGGACGGTATCCTTTTCGGTCGCCTTGTCAAACACATTGTGCTTCATGGTGGAATCTTCCTCCTCGTCTTTTTCGTTGTGGTCTTCAGAATCAAGTGAGCCGGACAGTGCATCGTCCAAAAGAGAATAAAGGACGACCTTCTGCTTGTCCGTCATCGTGTCGATAACGTCCTGAACAGTTTCGCCGTCCTTACTTTCCTCGTCAGCATGGTAGAGTTCAATGGGCTCGCCGGTATAGATGATACCTTCATCTTCAACCACGCTGGTACTACCATCGCTGTGATAGATAACCTGATCAATCATCGCCTTCGGATTTGCCGGAGCAATAACCAGGCTCACTTCAAAAATGGTGCCATGCTGTACAACCTTGGCCTGCTTCTTCAGTTCCTTCGCACAAATGGAAAGGGAATTAACATCACCGTGGAGAACCGCTTTCTTCGCGGCCTGACCATCGGTAGTGTCGTTAAAGCTGCAATAGGCCCTCACGCCACCTTCGCAGCATTCAAGGATTGCATGACCAAGAATATTGGTAACTTCATTGTGGCGGTGATTCCACACAAGAGGAACCTTCGCACCATCACAATGGTTAAAAGCCCCTTCTGCGATGGTCAGACCATCAGAGCACAGCACATTGCTCTTGGTTGCCCAGCCACAAAAGTCATAGGTCTTATGATCCATTTTGACCTGTCTCCTTTTCTTTCATCTTTTCGAACTGTTGCTGTTCTTCCTGACGAATGGTTTCATTGGAAGCGCTCAGGTTCTTGTTCCTCAGTACATCCGCGTTGGGATCCTTGGAAGGCTTCATGCCGATTTTCTGGCGGATCTCATTGGATGTCATAATCTCATTGCGAGTGAACTTATCGGCAATCTCGGCAATATCGTTTATAGGTACCAGACTGAACGCATCCCTGAAGAAAGCAATGGATTCTCGTTTCTCAGTTCTTGCCTTGATGGTCAGAAATTTACGCTTCATTTCATCTACAATCGCAGATAGGATCGGTTCAATCGTGCGGTTGTAATAGTTCAGCATGGTCTTCTCATCGGCAGTACCGTTCATAATTTCCTGAGTAATGCCGAGTTGGCCATACGCCAATGCGGTCAGGTATTCAACCTGTTTCATCAGATTGTTTTCCACCGGACGATTCAACTGAGTGATCTTTTCCGTGCTGTCCGCATAGGCAATACCGTATTTACTTCCGGTAAGCTGCTCTTCAATGTCGCGTCGGCGATCCTCCGCCTGCGCCTTTCTGGCGGGACTGCGAATCTGATACGGAAGCTGAATAATCAGATCCAGCTTTCCGCTGCTGCTCTGCTCATCCACAGAGTCCAAAAGATTCATCTTTCGAACCAGTCGCTGCATGGTGCTGTTGCGTTCATTGATTACGGCGTAGAACGGATTCTCAACGATACACACCATGCTTTTAGGAAGGACGACTTCTTCGCGAATGCCGCTCGCTTCGTTATACAGCTCAACGCGAACGTGCTGGGGCATCCAGTCAACAACCCGGCCAGTACGCATTGTCAGGATGTCATACCCATCAAAGTCCGTAATTTGCTGTACGCTATCCATCCTGTCGTCAACATCCACCGGAACAATCGCAACCACGCCTTCATCCAGCATGCTCTGTACGGCGTCCTGCATAAAAGCTCGGCTTGTCTGATCGATGTTTGCCTCCGAAGTCAGGCAATTATTAAGTCCGGATGCGATTGTGTCCAGATAGCGCCCATCTTCGTCCAGCTGAACATGTATCACGTCAATGGCGGCAACGTCCATCGCAATACGGTTGAAAATTGCCGTAACGATAGATCGTTCATTCCCGCGTGTATATCGCTTTCGATCCGGACGATGCGATGAACTGGGGCCGATTCCCATGTAATTGACAGTGGGATCTTTATTCCGAATGGCGTTCCAGGCACGCTTGAGCCTTTCTGCTAAATCCATTTTGACGATACCTCCTTCTGCGTTTTATCAAGGAATTCAGCGCCCGGCATTTTCCGAATACCGTCCGCAGATTTTAGCTGAATTCTGTAGACAGCAAATCCGTTGTCATTTACTCAAAGGATTCGCGATTGATCTTGTAAGCAACATAAGCGTCCATCATTGCCGCTACGGCGTCGATCTTCTGCTCATGCCGTTTCTTTACCAGTTTTCGGTTTCCATTGGTGTCTTCCAAAGCAACGCAATTACCCATGGTAAAGGTCATCAGTTCCTCATCAAACAAAAGCATCCGTTCCCCGGCAAGCTTCTTCAGCTCTCCAAGCGGAACGGATTCTGTTCGGGAACCCTGTATTACTTTTTCAATACCGAAAGGGCCATTCTCAGATTCCCAACGCGCCACAAACTCTTTCGCATTGTAAGGATCGAATCCAAAGCAGCGAACATCATATTCATTATCGATGATGTGCTGATCCAGATCGTCATAAACAGCCATCATGTCAAGCACAGTGCCGTCCATCACGATCAGGCTGCCTTCGCGGATGAAATCCTCATACTTAACCCTTGAAGCCGGGGAAAGCTTATTTAGCGTCAATTCAGAAATGTAATTTCGCGTCTTTACTCCAAAGCTTCCGTCACTCAATGGGAATAGAAAAGTGAATGCGCAAAAGTCATCACCGTGGGAAAGGTCTGCACCCATAGAACAGGGAAGTCCCCAGAACTTTCTCTTTCGATGTGGCTGGGTTTCTTCGTATGTGAAGAAATAAGTAAAACCCTCCACCGGAATACCAAAACGCTTCGCAAGCGTATCATTCCTGGTAGCGGGCTCTCGCTCCATTTTATCCACATCTCGTTGGTAAGCTTCGTACTTAACGGTCTTTCCCAAATTCGGATTGGCCTTGATCCACATGTTCGGATCGCCAACCTCTTCAATGGAATCCAGCCGATAATACCAGATACTCACATGCGGTGCTGGCGGACCTTCACCCTTCAGGATCTTCATCAATCCCATTTTGACGGTATCGCCTGCACCGTTTCGCACAGTGCCCTCTGAACTGATTTCCAGTATCAGATAATCATCCAGCTTACTTCCGCCCTGAACCAGACAACCGGTAACGTCCTCTCGAACATCACCGGAAAGCCATTCGTCCACTGTTGCAACGCGCACCTGCAAACCCTGAAGCTTGTCGATGGACATTGGTCGAACCTCCAGCAAACTACCGGTGATAAAGTTCTCTATACCTTTCTTCGTGCTCGCAAGCTTCATTCGGGCTGCGCGGTTTCCGGTGGTATTCTGCAAGCTTCCCTCGGTCAGAAACTTGAACCACGGCCCCCTCGCACGGGTGATGGCTGTTCGAATAGGGTTGAGTACCTCTTCAGCCTGTTTCATAGTCGGAGCAGTTGTCACCTGATGCGTGGTCGATCCATCCACGTTCAGAAAGAAATTCTGAATACAGCTCGCATACATGCTTTTTGCTGCGCCTCGTGCAACGATCAGATACTGCTCTGTAATCAGTCGTTTAAGTATTTTCTTTCGCACATAATGGCCACCGGGTCGATCCTCATAAGGCTCATAGATACTCTGCTCAACGTAGTAATACCAGCCGAAAATCTGTTCAGCCCACAGCTTAAAACTGTCAAGCAACTGTAAATCGCTTCCATCAGTCAACGTAAGCTCAGCTTCGCAAAATTCAATGAAACCATTAACAGCCTCGTCATCGTAATAAATGCCCGGATTTGCTATCAGATCGTCGATCCGATTCATCTCAAGGCTGATCGTTTCACATACCGGTATTTCGCCGCGCATGACTTTCGCTCGAAACTCACCATAATAAATCGGAACCGCTGTATTAGACAGTGCCATTCATTTCACACCGCCTATCAGCGACCCCGATTCAAATCGCGCATTGCACGGTTTCGTTGGCGAATCCAATCATCAAGCTGTTTTTTAGAAGTAGAAGCTGAATTAGTCGTGGAGGTTGAAGCCGTAGACGGCTTGGTACTCCCGGAGTCACGCGAAGTCGAACCGCCAGAAGAATCCGGCGTCAGTTTACTGCGAGAAGTGTTGATCTTCAAAGCATTGCCATACCATTTTGAAACTTTTGCGATGGTATCAGCATCCATATCCTTAACATCCATATTTTCGAAATCTCGAATGTCAAACTTGTCTTTCTTGTCTCCAGCAATCCGATCGACAAGTTTGGACACTGCTTTGGAGAGAAGCTGTCTGCCAAGGTCTTCTGCGGCGTTACCCAAAAGCTTCTTTGCGGTTGATTTGAAACCGCTATTTTCTCGTGCTTTTTGTCGAGAAACCAGATCGGCATAACGCTCCTCAAGGTTCAAGCGGTTGATTCTCTTCTGAAGTTCATCGTCGCTCATGGGAGATGACTTCCTTTTCACGGCGGCTGCACCCTTTTTCTTGATCGCGGTGCCAGCTCGTCCATCATTAGACGCTACTTTACGAGTTCGATGGCCGAGCTGTTCCGGCGTTCGCCGCACACCCCATTTCATGCCTTTGACGCCATAATGCTGTAGCATTTCATCCACAATTCATACCTCCCTTCGTTACGTAGTAGATTGAACATTTCTGCGTATCGCCTCGGCAGTCGCGTTAATCCGCCATTCCAGTTCATTGGCGACGCGATTCGTACTTTCAATCACGGCGTTGTTCGTTCCGGAATCGAATAACAATTTCACCTTCAGATACACATAGGAACGTATCATATCCAGATTTGGATAGTCCCCAATCAGCTGTTTCCATGTTTCGTCAGCACCGGTAATTGTGAAACCATCCGCAGACGGAATGCCAAGCTGATAAAGGATTGAGATTACGCTGTTGATGTGCATGATGATATCAACGTCAAACGAAGTGTCATCTTCACTTATCAGCAATAGTTTCTTGATAGAATTCAGTATACTATCCATGCTCTCCCTCCGCCTTTCTTTAAGTTTTCTTCCATGGACATGTGTCATTTGGTCTCCGAATAATTGGATCCCTCGAAAGCAGGGCCTCCGAACCATAATGAATAGCAGAATGCGTATCGAAACTCGCACAGATCAAATACTCAGGATCCAGAAGTATATCCCTCGCCTCCTCAATGTCACGAACAGCAACCGGATTCATGTGATGAACATAAATACTTCCAGAAATATCGCGACCGGAAATTCCAAGATCACATCCAAGATCTCGTGTGATAATATAATCCCGAATACTTCGCCACTCATCTGAATGGTAGAATCTCTGATTCAAATATCGGTCAAACCCAAACGTCACTCCGCCAACGAGCTGATCGAGTCTAAGGTATTCGAATCTCCCAACAAAGTCTGGAATCTGAATCAGCTCAGAATAACACCTAATCCTCGACATCGCTTGCATGGCCTCCATATCGTCGGAGAGCCTGAATAGCCTCCTTGTAAAGTTCCTCGCTCTTTGCGCTCGACCGCACCTGCTCAGTCTTAGCAGTGACAAGTTCAGCCTGCTTCTCCAGAACCTTTGTCTCATACTTATACTTCTCAGTGGCGAGCTTCAAAAAATGAGTTGTCTCCTGTGAAGTGGCTGTACCATTTCGCAACCGCTCCTCCACAACGTCCATGGCAAGAGAAATCATTTGCCTTTCTCGCGCCTCCGGTGTCAAAGCAGGCCGCATCTTGGGCAAAGCCTCGGAAGACTTTGCGATTTCCTTCTTTTTCATACGCATCATCTTCCTTCCAAAAACAAAAATAAGCCCTGGTAACTCTTAGAAGAGCTCACCAAGCCAGATGCCGCATCGGGGAAAGGAAAAATGAAGGAAACCCGAACCGGCAAATAAACAAGATAAGCCCTTTTAAGAATCACCAGGGCGAGCAAACATTGAACAGGAACAGAAGGTCCCCCTAAAATCACCCCCGGAGAAAAATATAAGACCGGCGTGATGTGGGGTGGGGGGTGTCGTTTTGGCGACCCCTCCCTATACCCTTTCTGTCCTTATTTGCAGATATTATATTGAAATATTGTATATTTTCTTGCGCATATTCGTGAAATCATATTTCAGGATCTCATCAATCGCTCTCTCGATCTCAGCAGCGTTCTCTTCTTCGCTGAGTTCGTCGGAAGATCGTGCGATCCTGTCCAGATAACCACACGAATTGTAGCCTTTCTCCGTATCAAACATGAACCATTTACTGAACTGAGTAAACGGATTGTACGGATTGTCGATTGTCGTGAGCATACACTGTGCTTTTGCCATACTCGCTTACTCCTTTCCGTTCAGATAGTTGGAAACTGTTGTCGTAGAAACGCCAAGCGCATTGGCGATCTGAGAAGTTGTGTAACCGGAAGCACGAAGCGCATTGATGCGTGCAACTTTGCCGGGGGACAATTGCTTTGTAGTCCTTGGAGTGGCATAGGAACGCACCTGATCAATGTCAGCGAAGCGAAGAATGCTTTTAAGCGTGGTTTCACTGATCGCACCAGCCTGTATGGCTTCCCATGCTCGCGGTGTGATGTCAATCGTCCGCCTACCTGCGCCATACTTGGTTCTCGCCCTGCTCAGTGCCTGCTGTCCAAGTTTCTTCTTTTCCTCGCTTGTCATACTGGGATTGGCCTTCTTCATAGCTTTAATCTCGCTGTTGGCTGCAAGCTGCGCCTGCCGCTCACGGGGAGCATTCAGAAGAGCCAGATTCAGCTGTGCTTCCAGCTTGTTCACTTCATCGCGATACACCTGAGTAGCGGAGGCCTTGTGCTCCATCCTGCCGGTATGGGCGTACTCCAGACGGGCACGGTTGGCCAGATCCTTCATTGCATTCGCATAGTCAGCGTAAGCATTCTCCTCTTTTGTACCGGAAGACAGACGGTGGGCGTCATCCACTTCCGCCATCCGGGTGGAGTCCTGCATGCGTGTCTGCTTCTTTCCGCGTTTGTCGATGTATTCTTCCACAACTTCCTTGTATACCAGGGCGCCCTCGGGCTTGGTAGGATCATACCATTCCTTACCCTTCTCATTGATGTGAGGCTGACCCTTACGCTTGAGTACCTGCACAGGTGACTTAGCTCTGGAGATCAGGGTGGAAGCTCCGCCTTCATGCTCCTTGCCATCCTCATCCGTGTACTGCTGATAGCGCTTCTTCAAGGCGGCAATGCCATTCTCAGCCTCGCTGCGCTTGTAATCCAGCTTGTGTTTACCTGCATCGATGACAACCATGGAATGTCGTACAGCACGGGCAAGCTCATCAGTTGTTGCGCCTTTCAGGGTCATATCCGTAATGAGGTTGGAGATCATACCCATTTCCTTTTGGGTATAGTCTATCACATTTCCGTTGGCGTCCTTGTATTTCATGTACTTCATACCGGGACGCTCAGGATACTCCATCTTCGGATCAAAGCCTTCCAGCTTTTCAAGCGGTCGGGACGAGGTAATCTTGATCTTGCTGCTGCTCGAATTGCAGGGAATGACCATAACAGTATCGCCATCAAAGTCGGCGCCGCTCAGTCGCTCAGCAACCTTAGAATTGATGCCGACAGCATCGGAAGCATCTGTGCCGACAATGCGCCTACCATCGGCATGCTTGTTGTTCACCTTCAGGATCGGGATCTCAAAGGTGCCGCCATGCGGATAGCGGATCAGCGCAACAGTCTCGCCATCTTCATAGCGAGGCGCATAGATCTCATTGTCGTTCAGTGTAGATACGGGCAGGATGACCTGATACTTCTGTCTCGGAAGCGCAGCTGCTTTCAGATGCACAGCGGCAGCATCGCAGTCGTTGGCGAAACTCTCCAACAGCTGCTTCTTTACCGTCGGATTGGTCAGAGAACAAATGTCGTCAAACTCCAGCAGCTTGTCCTGCTTCGCCAAATCCAGCTGACGATTGATCAACGTCATGGACTGCTTGCTCAGGAACTGGGAAGGAAGCGCATCAGCCCAATCGCCCCAATCGCCTTCCTGTCTCGTTTTGTTAATCAGACCAAGCTTGCGTTCGCCATTCTCATCCGTATATCGATACTGACCGCCTTCTTCACGAAGGAGCGAACCAAACGGGTTTGTCGGATCGTCCGTCTTAATAGGCTTGAGTACCTTTTCAGCCTGATCGGGCGTCTTATTGGTGTTGAATACCACATCGACACCATCAGGCAGATCATCGGAATAGAACGCCATACCTTTGATATATTTGTCGTTGTCCACAAGGATGCGAACCTGCGCATAATGACTTTCACCAAGGTCAAGATCCTTCACGCCGCGTCGAATCTCTACGGTACCGTCCTTTTCAACGCCCGTATGACCATCCGGCGCAACATCATCGCGATACCGAATCATCAGACGGGACGAATCCATAGATGCAGGATATTCAAACTTTCGTTCAAACCGTTCTACACCATCATCGTCATACCGCTGCACATAATCGGTAATCGTTTTGACGTTCTCAAAATCGTAGATTTCCTTATGCTCTGTTCCGGGAGGGCACAGCACCTTGATGTTGGTCTGCTTTCCGGAATTGGTTACCTGTGGAACGCCTCCGCCATACCACACATAACCCTCGTCCTCCAGAATCTTGAGCGCCTGAGTCATCTTCTCTCGGCTGATGTTCAGTTCTCGCTCCACACCGATGCCGACATCAATCATACCCTTTTCCTGAACCTGAGCACGCAGAAAATCAGCTGTCTTCTGCGCCGCATTCATGCGCGCTTCAGAATGCTCATTCAGCAGGCTTCGAAGGGAGGATTCATTGATTCCCATCTTTCGGGCAACTTCAGCATTGCTCAGTCCATCAGCTTTCAGCGAACGCGCAGTCGCAATTCGGTCGCCGCGCATCTCGTTGACAGATCTTGAATACTGGACTCGGAGATCGCTGGTGTTTTTACATCCGACAGCCGTCGCAATCTCTTTTTCGCTTAGTCCTTGTTTTCGAAGTTCCTGCACGCGGCTCGCAAAGCTGCCGGTATGCTGATAGGGATCCTCACCGGAACCATACGGATATCGCCCGGAACGCCGGGGCATACCATAGTGGGCGAGAATGTCTTCGCTGTCTTCCAGATACAGCATTTCGTCCAGATTTTCGATGCCATCATGTTCCATGGCTTATTCCTCCTGTTCTCTGATATCGGTAATGATCTTGTCGAAGCGGATAATCTTTTCCATCTTGGGGCGTATCTCGCTGGCGTCGGGGCAGTGATACAGAATTTCATTGGATTGATAGATTCGAAGCTCCGTTTCAATTTTGCTTGGATCCACTTTATACTCCAAACAAAAAAGAGCAGCATAGATCATCAGCTGCTCCATATGCGCCGGCGTTACGCCGGTCTTCAAGTCATGGATGCGCAGTTTGCCATTTCTGAAGGAAATACAATCTGCGGTTCCATAACAGTTCGGGGAATAGTACAGCGGCTGCTCCGGCACCATCTTGTAGCCGATGGCGTCATTTACATACATATTCAATGTCAGCTGCTTCTTGGGAAGTTTTTGCGCAAGCCGTATGCAATGCGCCGCAAAATCATGAAGCTCGGTACCCTTCTGCGCCGCAATATAACTGGAATAGCTTTCTGCGATTTTGTCGTCAGAATAGTTCAACCAGTGATACTTGCTTGCGCTCAGAAAGGCATGCGTGCCCTCAAGATCGGAATGCCTGTTCCAATTCACGAATAACGTCCTCCTTGTTCTCTGGAAAGATGAACCTTGAAAAGGACATCTCGTTCATTCGTCCCACATAATAATCCTGATTTGGCTGGTGAGCAGCGCTGCCGCTTTTCTTGCATTCCAGACAAGCCCATTTCTTCCCGAACAGGATCAGCAAATCAGGAATCCCCTGAATATGACTGGAGTCCAGCTTCGTGATAATGCAGCCTGGAAAGAGCGCTTCCAGCTCTTTGATAAGTCCGCTCTGAAAATTCCTTTCCAGCTTCGTCTTTTTCATGAAGCCGTTTCTCCTTTTTTTTTTTTCAAAAAAGTAAGAGAAATAGCGCATCATGTCTCTTTCTCTTCATAAAAGGGTGTGTATACTTCGCGGACAAAAGAAAAAGCCCGCGTTTCATTACACGGGCTGTGGGAAATATCATAATGAACGACTCAGTCTTTCATCGGATCATCGGGATCAATCTCATATCGCTCACAGGTTTTCTTGCAGAAAGGATAATTCTCTTCACAGATCAAGAGACAGTCTTCTCCGGGCGGGCATGCGCCAATATGGTTGAAGTAAGTTTTGCGGTCCATTTCCTGATCGCAGCCTGTACAATACCAGTGCACCATAACAGGGTTCCATTTCAATTCCTCGCCGCAGCGGTCGCATATTGCGCGTTCGCCCATCTCATCCCATGCTCCATTTATCCATTCGTCAAAAGCGCTCAGTCTGTAGAATCTGTCATTGTCTTTCATGTCTCGGTCAATCCTCCTGTTTCATCCATTGTAACATACTGCAATGTCGTGAAGCAAGCCCCGTCAATAGGGAAGGATTGGCTGCGGCATAAAGTTTTTTTTACAGATCGGCTTTGTGAGGATACTCTGCCCAGATGGCCAGTTTTTTTTCTATATTATATATTATAACAATTTTTCAAATCGCATTTAATAAGAAAAATTTCTGGCCTTCTGGCCGCAAAGTCATAAAACAGCTCCAAAACCCGTCAAAAAACCCATTTTTACCCTCAAAATAAGCCTTTTTCGGGGTT